GAGAAAAGAATTGAAGATTTAGAAAATAAAGAGTAATGCCAGAAATTAAATTAAGATCGTTAAAAGGGAGTGCATTAACGCACACCGAGATGGATGAGAACCTTCAGAACCTACTGAATTCATCTTCTTTAGCCGGTACTACCTCAGACGGTTCTGCTACGCTAACTTTATTTTCATCCGCTAGTGTTTACCCAACAAATACTTATGGACTCGGTATAACATTTCCTTATACAGGATCAGCATTAATTACCGGTAGTTTAGAAGTCATAGGTAATATAACTCAAACTGCTGGGAGCATTACTACAACAGGATTTGTTTCTGCAAGTAGATTTGATATAACAGGTAACGAACAATACCTAACTACCTTAAGTGGTAGCACAGTTACCTTAGCTAATGCAGACACTACTATAGTAGGCGGTGATGAGATAGGTAGTATATCGTTTGCAGGTAAAGATGATTATTCTTCACTACCTGGCTTAGCTATTACTTCTGTTATAAAATCAAAAGCATTTGGTGACTGGGGTTCTGGTCAATATAGAACTTCATTAGTATTTCAAAATGCAATGCAGTATGGAACTACCTTAACCGATAAGTTAGTAATTAAACCTACTAAAACAGAATTTTCAGCATCAGCAGTACATATAAGTGGTTCTGGAGACATGTTACAAGTAACAGGTTCGATTAGAGTTGCCGGTACTGGATCTTTTGGCTCTCATTTACAAGCTCATTGTATGGGTCTAGGAGTAGCACCTTCAGGAGTTTCAGGTCAATTAAATGCTACTAACGTTATTACTACTTATTTAAGTTCTAGTGGAGCAACTTATGTATCAGCTTCTTTTGGTACAGCTAATCCAACAGACGTAGTGTTAATCGATCAAGGCGGTCAATTATATAGAACTAGCTCTGCAGCAGTTGGAGGAGGAGGAGTCTTTCCTTATTCAGGTTCAGCTCAAATAACAGGTAGTTTATCTATAACTGGATCCCTTAATGCAGCTAATATGGTAGTTGCTAATCATTTATTACCTGGTGCTGGAGCTACTGATCTTGGATCAAGTGGTAATAAGTGGAATGATATACACTTAAGTAACGCTATAGAATTAGGAGCAGGACCAACAACAATTACAGAAGCATCTTATGGTGGCAATGTTACTACAATAGCATTTACTGCTTCTAATCAATTAAGATATACTAAAGTAAATGGAGATGAAGTAGATGTCGATTTATCTTCATTAACGGGAAGTGCATCTAGTTTAACGTTATACTCTGAAACAGGTACCGCAGGTACTGGAACAGCATCTATTGCTGGTCAACTAGACGTTGCAGGTATAATAACAGCACAAGAATTCCATACAGAATATGTAACATCATCAGTAATATTCGAATCTGGGTCTACTCAGTTTGGTGATACTATAGATGATACTCATAACTTCCACGGTGTAGTAGATATGACAGGTAGTCTATCTGTAACTGGAAGTATTGAAGCAACAGGAGACGTAATAGCATATGCTTCTTCTGATGAAAGGTTAAAAGATAACGTTGAATTAATTCCTCAACCTATCGATAAACTAAAACAAATAAAAGGAGTAAGTTTTGATTGGAACGATCAATCAGAGCATACCGGCCATGATATCGGAGTAATCGCTCAGGATATAGAAAAAATATTACCTGAGTTAGTTGCAACAAGAGATAATGGCTACAAAGCAGTACGTTATGAAAAAATTGTCGCGTTATTGATAGAAGCGATCAAAGATCAGCAGTCACAAATAGATGAGCTAAAAAGCAAAATCTAAGCGACCAAAACGAATACATATGAACATGCCGACTATACCTTCCTGGAATTTTCAGGGGAGGCCGATTACAGAAATCTCAGACATGCCTGAAGGTACGTATGGATTTATATATGAAGTAAAACACAAGCCCTCCGACTTAAGATATATAGGAAAAAAAGTACTATATTTTGAGCGTAATAAAAGACTAGGTAAAAGAGCTTTAGAAGCTTTAAGAGAGGAAAGAAAAGCAAAAGGAATTGGAGGAAGAGTACCTCTAAAGCAAAAAGTAATAACCGAATCAGATTGGAAAAATTATTACGGTTCTCATGAAAAAATAAAAGAGTTAGTTAAGACTGCCGACCCTATGGATTGGGAAAAGAAAATATTATCATTTGTTCCTAATAAAAAGTTACTTACATATTTTGAAGCAAAAGAACTTTTTAGATATGGAGTATTAGAAGATCGACAAAGTAACTTTATAAATGATAACATTTTAGGAAAGTTTTATAGGAAAGATTTTCAAGACTATTTAACTAAGTAGATCTTGATAAACACTACCTATTTATAATTAAATGAATATAGTCTTTGAATATTTATTGGTAATAGGAATATGGGAGCTTGCTAGCTGCCTAACAAAGACTCTATGGTTTAAGTATAAAAAAGAAAATTATGAAGCTAACAAATATTATACTCGAAGATAAGTCTAGTAATGAAACCAAAACTGCTCCTGCAGGTCATTATTATACTGCAAGCGGAAACCTCGTAAAAGGTAGATTAACTAAAGACGCTGAAGAGAGAGGTGCTAGAAAGAGTGATCCACTAGATAAACAAAGATCTAAAACTCCAAAAGTATCTCAATATAACGAAGAGAAAGCAGAGTACGATGAAAGCGGTATCAAGTTAATGGGAGATATAATACTTCCAGTAGACAAAGAGATGGTACTACAAGCTGCAGAAGATAAGTATAATAGAGGTTTGTTAGTTACAAATAATAAAGATAAAAGTTACGACATAGCATATTGGGCAGATAAATTTGAGCCTTACCCTATTGAAGTAGAAATAGATGGTAAATCTGTTGCAAAAGATGCTAAGGTGATAAAACTTTTATTTCACCCTGAAATGAAAGAGAATGATTAAGATACAAGAACTTACAGGAGTACCCTCTTTACAGTATCATATTAATGAAGGTCTAACGTTGTATGATAATGTCTACCGTTATAGCTCTACCTCCTTTATACAACTATTCAAGGAAGCAAGAGAGCAATGGAGAGACAGTAAGATACAGCTTAATGAAGAAGATTTATATCTTATAGAGCATACTGATATAGGAGAGTATGGAGACTATAATGGAGAAAGAGTACCTTTAGACCTACCTATGGTATATGAAGAACCTTCAGATGAAAATCTTTTAAAAGGAATGGATATTATTAAACAGGTACTTTCTAAAGAAGGAGGTGCTGCTGGATTAGAGCCATTAGTAAAAGCATTACTACCTTTAGGATTTACTGAAGATGAAATTGTAGACTTGCTTGATAGAATGGTAAGTGTTAAGCAACACAGAGATGGTGATTATATTGTACTACCATTAGAAGAAGATCACGATCCAGACCAAGAACAATTAGATGACGAGGATGAAATATTCATGCCATTTGATGATGAAGGTCGCCCATTAGGAGAAGCTGAATATAGAGGTAGAGATGTTGATCTTAATAAACCAAAAAGAAGCTCAGGACCTAAAAAGTTTTACGTTTATGTAAAAAATGATAAAGGTAATGTAGTTAAAGTTAATTTTGGTGATAGTGGAAACTTATCTGTTAAGATAGATGAACCGGGAGCAAGAGCATCCTTTGCTGCAAGACATAAATGTGCTCAGAAAAAAGATAAAACAACTCCTGGCTATTGGAGCTGTAATATTGGACGTTATTGGAAATCATTAGGTGGAAAAAGAAACTTCTCAGGATACTGGTAGACCTTACTTAGAAGAAGGCGAAATCAGAACATTTAGCGAAACTCTTACTGAAGAGGATTTGGTATGGCATAGAGACCCAGAAGACAGAACTGTGGTACCTCTAAATAATAATAATTGGTACTATCAAATTGATAATAAGTTGCCTGCTAAATTAAATAAGCCTATATTTATACCTAAAGACACTTATCATAGAATAATTGTCGGAGAAGGTGAATTAAAAGTTAAAGTTATTAAACATTAAAAAATGGCAAGAGGAGGTTTTGGTTCTGCATTACATAGAAAAGTATCTAAAAAAAGACCGGGTATACACGCTAAGTCTAAATCTTCAAAAAGTAAGAACTCACGTAACTACGTAAAAGCGTATCGCGGTCAAGGTAGATAAGTATGGATTATATCCCGCACATTAATGTAGGGCTAAAAAGTTATAATTTTGGTGCCGATAAGATATATGTTATATCTGAAAAAGGTAATGAAGTTAGACGTAAAGCATTCGAACAAGCATGGAGCATCTTTAATGATTTCGAATTTGAATTCGTAGATGCAATAATGACTAAAGATCTAGATTTTCCTCAATTAATTAAAAAAGGAGAGTTAAAAGAATTTTTAGACGCTACAGCAAACATTTCTAAAACTATTGTAGCAGTTGCACTATCACATAGAAAAGTCTACGAACTGATCTATAAAAAAGATACAGGAAAGAAACAATATATAATGGTAATGGAAGATGATGCTAGACCAAGTCAAATATTGTTTGATGATATACAAAATGGAAAGTTTGATAAGTTAATAAATCAACTAAATGAGGAAGTATACGATTGCTTTTTCTGGGGCAGAGGACATGTACCTAATGAAAATCTCCCCTCTACAGTTTATGACAGACAATTAAAAATACCAGAAAAATTTATTTACTTAGGTGCACAAGCATACACTTTAGCTGCATATACAGCTGAATTTCTACTAAAAGAAATGAAACCAATAAACATGGCAGCTGATATTCTTCTAGACTACCATAGTATGACTCTTCGAAAAACTTTTTGTGCAAGCAAAAACTATATTCAGCAATACGGATTTTTAACTCATCGCTTTCATGGTGAACCTAAATATGACGCAGACCATCTATTCAACGTATTTGCTAGTTCTACTCAAATTGATTTTCCTGAAAAGGATAGTAATCGAAAAAAATATGGGGAAAATTATACCTATGTAAACTCTGATATTAGAGATTATATTAAAGAAATAATAGACCATGACTTGGACTATGCATTAGGTAAACCAGGGGAAGAACCATTTTTAGAAAGAGCTACTTGGAAAAAAATAATTTTTAAATCATTCAAAGAACTAGGCGGAACCTCTTCTATATAGCTATTTATTGTAAATTATTACAGTCATGAAGCTATTAAGAGTTTTATCAGAAGGACCATTAGAATATGACCCAGAATTTAGTGCTGCAGTTGACAAGATTAAAGATGCCGGTGGCACGTATATAGACTCTGGGGACTATGGATCTGTGTTCTTATTGAACGGAAGAGCAGTAAAAGTTACTACTGATGAAATAGAATTAGATCATGCAGAGATACTTAAAGGTAAAAAGACAGTAAACTTTGTAAGAGTTCATGACGTTTTAAGATCTGCTCGTAAATTAGGTGTTATTATAATGGATGTTATGGCACCTTCCAGAACAGAACCTACCGAAGAATTTTTAGACGATTTAGAAAGAGAAGCAGAAAGATTAGGTATTGATCCTGAAGAATTAGATATTAGACAAGATAACTTTATGATTGATCCTAAAAATGGTAAGATGAAAATGACCGACGTTTAGTTGGATCTTTAAAATATTTTTCTTATCTTATATTAATACTAGTTACGGACATTTATGGATTATAGTTTCTTATTAGGAGCGGTCGAAAATATTCTTGGCAAAAGCCAAAAGAAAGCAAGAGATAATTATGCTTTTCATTGCCCGTTCTGTAATCATCACAAGCCAAAGTTAGAAATAAACTTCGCAGCTAACGAAAAAGGTGAGAATCCTTGGGAATGCTGGGTATGCCAGACCAAAGGCCGTACTATTCGATCATTACTTTATCAACTTAAAACTCCTAAAGATCAAGCAGTAGAAATTCTTAGATATGTTAAAAAAGGAGATAATTATGAATATAGGCAAGTTGGTAAATTAGAATTACCGAAAGAGTTTCAACTTCTGTCCTCTGCTTCTAATCAATCTATAATAGCCAATAAAATTAAACGCTATTTACATGACAGAGGATTTACCCCTAATGATTTACTTAAATATAACGTTGGATACTGCACAACTGGAGATTTTAGAGGACGAATTATTTTGCCTTCTTATAATGAGTCAAACCAACTTAACTTCTTCGTAGCAAGAACTTACGAAAACGATTATTACAAATATAGAAACCCAGAAGCTTCTAAAGATATAATATTTTTTGAAAACCTAATTAATTGGAATCAACCTATAATATTATGTGAAGGAGTATTCGACGCTGTAGCGATACGTAGAAATGCAGTACCTATTTTAGGTAAATCTATTTCTAATTCGTTACTTAAAAAAATAATAACATCACCCGCAAAAGATATTTATATTGCTCTCGATAAAGATGCTTTTAAACAAGCATTAAAATATTGTGAGCAATTTCTTAATTTAGGTAAGAGGGTCTACCTTATAGATTTACAAGAAAAAGATCCTAGCGAGATGGGCTTTAGAACGTTCACTCGACTTATACAACAAGCAAAAGAGTTAAATTTAGTTTCTCTTATGCAATACAAATTAGCTATATGATAAAGCAAGGAACAAACATTCTTAAAGAGAATGCTAAAAACAGGTTAGAATTTAATGCAGAGCTTAAACAGATTAATTTTCTAGACCGAAGAGTCTATAAACGATCGGAAGGAGTATACTACCCGTCCGTAACTACTATACTCCAGTATATGCCCAAGAATAAGTTTTTTGAGTCTTGGCTCAAAGACGTTGGGCATAACGCCGATCTAATTATGAGAAAAGCAGGTAAAGAAGGAACTCAAGTTCATGAAGCTGCTGAAAGACTTATTCAAGGAGAAGAAATCTCCTGGATGGATGATTATGGAAATGCAAAATACTCTCAGATAGTATGGGAAATGATTTTAAAGTTCTATGAATTTTGGACTACTTACAATCCTAAACCAGTTGCATTAGAATCATTTGTGTACTCTGATGAGCATAAGTATGCTGGTACAGCAGATATTGTTTGTGAAATAGAAGGAGAGACTTGGTTGTTAGATATTAAAACCTCTAATAGTATACATAAATCTTATGACCTACAGTTAGCATCCTATGCAGTAGCTTTAGAAGAATGTAAAGGTATAAAAATTGACCGAACAGGTATTGTATGGTTAAAAGCTCATTCTAGAGGTCCTGCAAGGAACGGTAAAACTATGCAGGGTAAAGGTTGGAAGGTTCTTCCTATAGATGATATTGATAAGAATTTTCAGTTATTTAAAAATATATACGAACTGTATAATTTAGAGAACCCCACAGTTGAACCTATTTATAATAAATACCCAACCGTGTTAAAATTATAATATGAAAAAATTAGTACTTTTATTAATTGTTACGCTCGTACTAAACAGCTGTGGAGTAGCATTTAAATATAGTACGTTAAATTATGATCCTGTCTACTCAGACGGTATTTATCAATCTCAGATAAAGGTTGATACAATCAATTCTATTTCAAAACTTAGATGGAAGTTTAATAATGATTTTAGATTTCAAAACGACTGGAAGAGGTTTGCTATAAATCAAAATTATTCTTGGTGGAGGAATCATTATTGGAACAATAGATTATGGAGACGTGGTTGGCCTAGTGCTAATTATCTTTTTATGAATAACTGGGATTACTTATACAGTTCTAGTTTTTGGTCACCTGATCCTTTATATCCTTGGTTTGATTGGTGGCATCCTCACGATGTAAGACATCATAGGTACTGGGGTTTTTATTATGATCATCCTTTCGGGTGGTACATAAATAATCATTGGAGCTACACTTATTATACTGAACCATTATACGCTAGTAATAACAATTATGTAGTTGTAAATGGTAGAAGAGGTAGTAGAATCTCTAATATAGAACAAGATACTAATAGAAGAAGTAGACCTAGAAACTATAATAATCCTACAAATCAAATTATAAGAGATTTAAGGAATAGAGGAATAAATGTTAACGTTATTACTAACCCATCAGACGGAACTAATATAGTTAGACCTCCTAGAAATAATAACTTTAATATACCTGATAGTAACGGAAGACCTCCTATTATAAACAATAACAATATTAAACCTAGAACTAATAATGTAGTAAGACCAAGTACTAATTATAATAATAGTAGAGGATCGAGTAACGTAAGTAGAGGGAGTAACTCTAGCGGAGGTTCTTCTAGAGGAGTAAGAGGAAAGAATAATGATTAAAATTAAAGACATATTGTTTGAACAAGAAAGTAAGCCTAAAGCTATCGTAATGGCTGGAAGCGCAGGCGCTGGTAAAACATATCTACTTAACCAGCTTGATATTAATACTTTAAAAAATTACAACCCAGATAAGTATGTTGAGGATAAAGATCATCCATACCATAACAATCTAAGTGCCGCTGCTGGTCAAGTTCTAAAAGATGTAGAAGCAGCAAGTGATAGAAAAGAATCATTCATATGGGATACAACAGCATCTAACGCTGACAAAGTACAGATGCTTTTAGATAAAGGATATGATGTTTATATGGTAATGGTCTATACTCATCCAATGATTTCTTTTATAAGTAATTTTAACAGAGCAGAAAGAAAGGTTCCAAAAGTAGCAGTTTTTATAACTTGGAAAAATGTTTACAAACTTATAGAAAGATATAAGGAAATGTTAGGAGATAATTTCTCAATCTTTGTAAATGATTTCTCAGGTAAATACGATAAGGAAGTAAAAGCATTTAATGATGCTGCTAAAAAAGGATCTGCCGGTATAGAAGCTTATTTAGAAGCCTATATGGAGAAAGAAGGTAGAGAAAAATTTAGATCTACATTTAGAAAAGATTTTGAATTAGGTAGTGAAGATAAAGCAGAATTCGATAAACTTATAAATCAAACAGATATACCTCAAGATGATGAAACTGCTATAAAAGCATTAAAGAAAGATTTTGAAAAAATGTCTCATCATTATAGAAGTGGAAAGTACGGTATCGATAGATTAAAAAATCTTTATCAAAAGAATTTAGATAAGAGAGAAAAATTAAGGCAAGGAGAATTAGCTAACATACAACAAATTGCTGATATGTTGTCTGATGATACTTTTCTCGAATTACTACAGCATTCAGATGCCGGCAGTATAAAAAGTAAAGTACAAGCATTCCTATGATAGCATTATATCCAGGAGCATTTAAACCTCCACATAGAGGTCATTTTGAATTAGTACAATCTTTACTGAATGGTAGTGCTAATGCTTCTGTATACAATATAGATGATTATCTTGAGAAAGGACAGGAAGTTCTTAACGCTCCTCAATCAAATTACGATAACATTAATAAGGTAGTAATTTGTATAGGAGGAAAAGAGAGAAACGGTATTGATCAAATGCTATCTGAAAAGATATGGAATATTTATAAGAAGAAATTAGGTAACGTAGAGATTAGAACAGATGAAATGAATCCTATGTTTACTGCTAAAAAGTATGCAGAAGCTAATCCTAATGAGAAGTTTTATGCCATAACTGGTATAAGAACTGAAAACGATTTTATAGATCTAAAAAGAGTTACAACTTATAAAAATGTTGATAACGTAGATGGATTAATCGTAGGAGAAGTTGAAAAAGGAAGACAGCTTAGAGCATCAGATTTTAGAAAAACTATTCTTTCTGGTAATTTAGATCAAGTAAGAGATTTTTTTCCAAAAGAAATAGAACCAAAAGATATTTTAGATATAATGAAACAACTTAAAAACGCTATCATATCAGAAGAGATGAATGCTTCGATAGAGAATATCTTCGAATCATGGTTTGTAGAAGAGGGTAGTTCTCCTTCTCAGATGAGACCTTCTGGTTTAGTTAAATCTGAAGATAGAGCTAAGTTAGTACAACTACATAACTACTTAAGAGGATTAGTTACTGATGATATAGATATTGAAATTAGACCTCCTCATTTGATAGTAACTCCTAAAGCATTAAAAGATCCTATAAGTTTTGATTATACTCCTTATATGGGTTCAATTTTAGAATATGCATTAGATGAGGGTATGAACATACAACCTTTACCTGAAGTAAAGATAAGAAAAGATATAAAAGAAGCAGAAGACTTTTTTGGTAGAACTGCTTACTATAGTCCAACAGAAATGGAAATAGTATTATATACTCAGAATAGACACCCTAAAGATGTTATGAGATCTTTTGCTCACGAACTTATTCATCATAAACAAAATTTAGAAAATAGACTTAATGATATTCAAACTCAGAATACTAATGAATCTGATAGGTTATTAGAATTAGAAAAAGAAGCTTACTTAGAAGGTAATATCTTATTTAGAAACTGGGAAGATAAAATTAAAAATGAATATTTTAGTGAATAAAGTTGGATTTCTGAATTATTTTTCGTATATTATAGTACAAATAAAACTGTAAAATAAAGGTTATGTCAAAAAGTATTATTGATTTATTAGAAGCGTATCCCCTTCCGGAACGTGTAGAGACTCCTAAATATAAGATATTTTGTGATATGGATGGAGTTCTAACTGATTTTGAAACTCAATTTCATACAAAACTAAATCAAGTAGGTAAAGATTATTATCCTATGAAAGATATTGCTACTGTAGTTAAGCCTAAAGATTTTGAAGCAATATTTGGTTTAGAAGAGTTTTGGAAATTTATTGACTACCATGTAGGTGTAGGATTCTGGGTAGGTATGCCTTGGATGCCAAGAGGTCAAGAGTTATGGAACTTTATTAAAAAGTATCAACCTACTCTACTTACTTCTCCTTCTAAAAATAATCAATCACGATTAGGAAAGAACCTATGGGTAAGAAATAATCTTTCTCCTAAACCTAAAGTTATATTTGCATACTCAGCTGATAAGCAAAGATATGCTGCTCCTAATCACATATTAATAGATGATAAAAAATCAAATATAGCTGAATGGGAAGCAGCAGGTGGTATAGCTTTTAGAGTTAAAAAAGGTAATATTAGTCCTGCTCTCGAAGGTTTAAAAGAGCTAGGATATGAGTAATGAAAGCTTACTAAAAAAAGATTTTCAAGATAAAGATGTAAAAAGAATTCGTAATCTTATACAAAAAGATTATACCGGAAGAACTACATCTGGTTCAGGATACGAAAAGAAGAGAACCAAGCATAAGGAAGGAGACGTTTGGGAAGAAGGAGGACGTACCTGGACCATAAAAAATGGCATTAAACAAAATGTTACTAAATTAGATGCTGCAAAAAAAGCATTAAGAGTACCTCTTACCTGTCCTAAGTGTGGAGGTTCTATGAAACATCATCTATCTAAAAAGATGTATAAGATACACGGCTTCTGTTTTAACTGTACTGTTGACTATGAAGCTACTTTAAGAAGAGCTGGTTTATACGAAGAATATGAGAAGAAAATGATGATGGGTAACTTAGAAAGTTTCGGTAATTCTTTAGAAGCTTTTGTACTAGATTCATTAGAGGAAACAGCTAATAGTTATGTAACTGAACATGGTGTTGTGGAAAAATGGAAGCATAATTCTCAAGCAAATAAAGAAAAAGTAGTAAAAGACTTGAATGAGTTTCTAAAACATCTTCGTTCAAAGTTATAACCCTATATTTATATATAAATTTAGGTAAGGAATTTATTACTAATCAACTATGACTCAGAAAGAATTATTAGAATCTGTTCTTAAAGAATTGTCATCTATCAAAAGAGGTATGCCGAATGGCGAGTTAAAATCTATGGTAGAAGATATGAAAGAAATGAAGGAAGATGTTTCCGAATTAAAGTACATGCTACTTAACCCAGAAGACGGAGTTGTAGTTAAAACAAACCAAAATACAGCTTTCAGAAGAAAGATGGAAGAAGGCGATAAAGAATTCCAACAAAAGTTGATTGAAATAGAAGATTTCAAAAGATGGAAAAGTGGAGTTAATAAAGCCTTATGGATTATTTTTAGTATACTTTTAGCTCTTGTAGGTAAAATACTTTTAGGTGTAAATTTAGAATTTTAATGGCTAAGAAAAAATTATCATCCGATATGATTGCATTCATGCGAGAATTAATCTTGCAAGAAAAAACTAAGGTTGCTCAAGATCCTGATATTAAATCAAGACCTGGAACTCAACCTAAGAAGTATCATAAAGGATTATCTAAGTCTACTAAAGCAGCTAGAGATGCTCATTTTAAGAAAAATGACGATTATGGACCTGCACCTGGAGATAAAGGAGCTAAAACTAAAAAATCTAAACACACTAAAAAGTTTGAAAAAATGTTTGGAGAAACTATAAAAGAAATGCCCGCAGGTAGAAGTGAAAGAGATACTTTAAAATTTAACAATCTACCCAAAGCACTAAAAGATAAAATGATCATCAGATATGGTGAACCAAAGTTTGATGGTAAACATGATTTTCTAAGTAGCGATGGTGATACATTATTTAAAGCTACTGAAAAGAATACCGAAACAGGATCTATATCTCATAAGATTATTAAACTGCCTTCTTTTTCTAAATTATACTCAGATTGGACTGATTTAATGGCAGATATAAAAGCATTAAGAAAGAATCCAGATATTAACTCAGATAAGAAAGCAAGAGAGTTATTTGATCAAATGAAAGATAACTGGAATGCTTTACAAAAATATTTAAGAGAAGAGAGACCAGAGCAATATGAACTGATGAAAATGAGAAGAGATTACTCTGAATCAGTTAATGAAATGGCTTACGAAGACATACCTTGTCCTGCATGCGGCGATCCTAACTGTGATCATAAAGCAGATCATATGCACGAACAAGTAGAAGTAGTGAAGCAAAAATTATCTAAATTAGATTATAAATTTTTAAACTCATACTTTGAAGCTGAAAAATTTAGTGCTCCTAATCCCGATGATAGTCTAAGACAGATTAATAACGAAAGAGATTGGGATAGTTGGAAAGCAGGTACTATGGAAAAGTATGGCGACGTTGATGTAGAGTTAAATAAAGATGAAGCTTGGTTTAGCAAGTTTAAAATTATAGATACAGAATTTATGAAAGATAAAAAATCATACACTGATGCCAAAGGAAGAGCTTTAGATAACTGGAGAAAAACTTCTAACTACGGTTTAGATGAAGCGTTAGACCATAATGACCCGGTAATGATAAAACTTAGACAAGCTCAAATGAAAAGAGCTGAAAGAGAAAAGTTAGATCAAATGAAAAGAGACGCTTCTAAAAAAGCTAGTAAAGAAGATAAAGTTAAAGATAACATTAAAAAATTACAACTTGCAAAAGATCAATTATTAAGAAAGATGGAAAATGATCCATCAGTAGAACCTGAAGGTGGTGAAAGAGCAGATTATTATGGAGGTCTATTAAATAAAATTGATAAAGCAATAGCAAGAGAAAGATCAAAATTAGATATACCTATGGATTACGATACAGCAGTTGGCAAATTAAATGAGTTTTTAGGCGGTGATTTAAAAAATAGAAATCAAGTACTATTTGATAAATTAGTACCAGGAAGTGGAGACTCTGAATTCGTAGAAGGAGAGATGATTAGAGCTATGAATAGAATAGTCTATAGATGGTATAACGACGGTGATAGATTTTGGGAAGGGTATGGAACTGAAACAGCAGGTCCTGCTCATTCATTCTTAGTTAACTCAAATGAAATACCTATAGAAGAAAGAAGAAGATTCGAAAAACTATTTGACGCTGTAGTAGGTAAGTACGGAGACGAGGTATATGAAAAGATGTTAGACGAACTTGCTGAAGCAGTTCTTAGCTACGTCGAAAGCATCCCAGAAGATCAATATCAAAAGTTAGAAAAAGGAATGTTTAATTATGAACCTGAGTACGAAGAGGATCCTTATGAGGATGATGATGATTATGATGAATATGATGATTATGATGAAGAAGATGATGATTATTATCAAGAAGGAGTAACTGAAGGTAAAGAAGACGAAGCATTAAAAAATAAAGCTGAAAAAGCAAACGCACCTCTTGGTGCTTTGAGAGCTATATACAATAAAGGTTTAGCAGCATTTAAGTCAGGTCATCGACCAGGTGCTAATCAACACCAATGGGCTATGGCAAGAGTCAATTCTGTACTGACTGGTGGTCCTGCTAGAAAGACTGACGATGCTCAGTGGAAGCAGATCCAAAAATTTCGTAAAAACAAGAAAAAGAAATGAAAAAACTATTATTACTTTTATTAAGTGTTTTTGTTTTAATTAGCTGTTCAAAAGATGAAGAGTTAATTACTAATATTGAAATGAGCTTAAATGGTGAATCATTCGATCCATATGAAAGATACGCTCAAATTAAAACGTTCGGCGGTAGAGCTTATGACGGCGATACTGTAAAGAAAATATTTATCCTTTATCTACAAGTAGATGATGGAGAACCAAGATTAGATAGACAACATTTTGCTCTTTATGTATTAGACTCAGATGCTAATGATGATGACGCATTATTAGATATAGGAAACTATACATGGGAAAATCCTGATAACAAATATGCCGGAGTAGAAATACCTGGTGATCAGGAGTATGTTGTTTGGAATAATGTTGATGTATTAGACGTTCACGACGGTATGATTTGTTTAATGGCACAAGGAGAATTTTTTAATCCTTATATTCAAGCAAATATGACTGTAGATTTAAAATTAGAAAATTTTCCTATTGGATTAGATATTAATGCAACTCCTTACGGATACTTATTAGACTAAGAATAATATGCCTCCAAAGATTAAGCCAAGTACCAAAGAATATAAAAGAGACAAGAATGGTAGAATGACTAATCAATGGACTTGGAAGCATTTTACTGTGAGTGGAACAAGTACTGAAGAGTTAAAAAAATTGTATGACAGTCCTTCTATGAGTAGGAAAAAGAATATAATACTAAGGGAGTTAGAGAAAAGAAATGCAATTGACACTAAGTGACATATTATTTGAAGGTAAGTATGATTCTTTAGTTACTAAATTAGCTGGGTATACTCTAAATGCTTGGAAAGGTGATTACGAAGATAATCAAAGAAAAGGATACTTTGAAATTGAAGTAGGACCTGGAAAAGAGTTTGATTATCCTCATTTAGAGTTTATATATAAAGCACAAGCTATTTTTGGTTATAATATTTCAACTCGTCAATCAGGTTATGCAACACCTATGAAACCTCAAGTAGTTCTAAAGTATACTATTAATAAAAGTGAACTACCTCAAAAGTGGGAAGATATTTCAATGAGCATCAGAAACATTATAAGGCATGAAATAGAACATTTGATGCAAGCAGGACCTAATGTTAAAAAAGGTAAGGAAATGGATTCTGATCAAGCTAAAAGAAAAGAACTTAGCACAGGAAAAAAACCTTGGTGGAAAATATGGAGAAGAACTTTAGGAACTCCAGACTATTATAAGTTAGAAAAAGAAATAGATGCTAACTTACAAGGTTTATATCTAAAAGCAAAAAAATCTAGACAGCCTTTAGAAAAAGTTATTGATGATTATTTAGAATATACTCTTTACTTAGATAAGCAAGATAGAGAAGATATTAAGGACTTATGGAGAAAAAGAGCTCCTGAATTAAATATTCCTTTAGAAGAAAGTTTATGGGCTAATATAAATGCTAAAAAGAAAAGAGGAGAAAAATCTTCTCACAAGAATTCTAAAGCTTATAAAAAAGCAGTAGCTTCAGGAAATAAGTTAAAAAAGTCTAAATTAAAAGAAATTATACTTGAAGTTCTTTACGAAGGACCTCATGATCCTGTTAAACCAGGTATATTAAAAAAGAGATTAGGTACTCTTTCTTGTTCAAAAGTAAGAAAAGAACGTTCAAAACTAAAAGATAAAGGAACTCATTATGCAAAAGCACTGCAAAGATATTTAAATTATCATTGTCAATAGTGTTTATGTATTTGGGATAATTATCTATTTATATTATATAGCTATATAAAGACAGAATTATGACATACCAAGAAGTACAAGATAAACTTGCTAAAGTAGAGTATGCACTTAGTGCTTTACAGTCAT